AGTGCTACTGGTGGCGGGCAAAGCGTAGTAGATGCAGGATACAATCCGTTGAGCATGAATGAAGATTACTTTTTTCCGCAAACTGCTGAAGGCAGAGGAAGTAAGGTAGATACGCTTCCGGGCGGTACAAATCTTGGTGAAATTGACGATTTGCGTTATTTTACTAACAAACTTTTCCGTGCATTAAGAATTCCAAGTAGCTATCTTCCAACTGGATCAGATGACAGTGCAAACACATTTAACGACGGACGTGTTGGTACTGCTTACATACAAGAACTACGATTCAACAAGTATTGCGAACGCTTGCAAAGCCTAATGGACGGTGAATTTGACAAAGAATTTAAGTATTATTTGTATGAAAATGGAATCGTCATTGACGATAGTTTATTCAATTTAAGATTTAATCCTCCACAGAATTTTGCTGCTTATCGACTAAGTGAACTCGATGCGCAGCGTGTTCCAACGTTCCAAGCACTTGAACAAATTCCTTATCTTAGCAAGAGATTTACTATGAAACGCTTCTTAGGATTAAGTCCAGAAGAAATCCTTGAAAACGAAACACTCTGGAAGCAAGAGCACAAAGAAATTTCAACAGAGCAAGTTGCTCCAGGCGCAGAATTACGTAGTGCCGGTATAACTCCAACAGGTATACAAGATGCAATGAATCCGCAACCTGAAGGAAATCCTGAAGCAGAACAGCCTGTACCAGGTGGTGCAGGGGTTCCTCAAGCAGGGCAAGCAGCAGCTCCTAGCGGTGTTGCTGGACCAGCCGGTCCTATGGGAATGTAGGTAAATAATATCATGATATTGCGCGAATTATTCTATCACAATAATAGTCAAGCTGAAATGAGCCAAGACGACAGATACAATTCAGATCGAGACGATTCTGTTATTAAAAAAGGTAACACACGTAAAATAGCACTAACTTTAAAACAAATAAATCGTTTAAGAAAAGCTAGCGATTTGCATGAATTAGAAACACAAAAAGATAATGAATTTTTTAGCAAAATGTATGCAGCACCACCACCAGCTCCGGCTACTTGATGATAAATAAGTTCGCAAGACGAATAGGCCCGGGCTTATGACACCAAGGTGTCATAAAAATATCAAAATCCTTCGTTTTTGGCCTATTTCCGTACCATCATTCCTACATTCATTTAAATAATACGACAGCCTTAGCAACCAGAGAAGGAGACACTTATGGCCAGCATTAACAAGTTTGAACAGCTGCTCGAATACGTAGTAAACGGCGAGCAAGCTAAAGCAGAAGAGCTATTTCATGCTCTAGTAGTAGCAAAGTCAAGAGAGATTTACGAGAACCTCATCAACGAAGAAATGGAAGAGGAAGAAGACGTAGAAGAAGCTCGTGACGACGATGATGAAGACGATGTTGAAGAGTCATGGAACATGGAAGCATCTGACGATGATGACGATGCAGGATTTGGCGGCGACGCAGGCGATGACGCTCTAGACGATATGGGTTCAGAAGACGACGAAGACGATATGGGCAGTGATCACGACGGTAGTGAAGACGAGCATATGGGTCACGATGAAGGATCAGAAGACGATCGTCTTAACGATTTAGAAGATGCGCTTAACGATCTTAAGGCAGAGTTTGAAATGCTTGTAAAGGGCGAAAACGCTGAAGAGCACGATCATCCAGGCATCCACGACATGGGCGGCCCAGATATGGGTGACGAAATGGGTGGCGATGACATGGGAATGGACAAGCCAGAAGACGAAAGCTATGGAATGTTTGAAGAAGAAATCGAAGAGATTGCAATGAGCCCAGCAGAAATGATGCGCGAATATGTTGACAAGATCGGCGAGCCATATAAGAGCGGCGGAAACGTTTCAAACACTAAGGAAGGTGGACACGTTGGTGCACAAGCTGGTTCAGTAACAGGATCAACTTACACTAAGAGCCCAGTAGCCAAGAAGAACGACATGGGTGGTACAACTGCTAACATCGCACGTGGCGGCGAAGCTGGCAAGGGTGGTACACAGGGTGGACTACTAAACCCAACAACTAAGGAAGAGAACTTTGGAAACATCAACGTTCCAGGTGGCAAAGCTGGTAAGACTGGCTTTACTCATAAGGTAAGTGACGGACACGGCACTGAGAAGAAGGGTAAGGGCGAAGCTGGCGGAACTAATACTAAGAGCCTCTTCAGATAAGGATTTGAATAAGTGAAATATCTTCAAGAACACTTAACATTCGACCAAGCAGGAATGGTCGTTGAGAGCGACGAAAGAGATGGCAAGAACCTCTATATGAAGGGGATCTTTATCCAGGGTGGCGTGCGTAACGCCAACCAAAGGGTGTATCCAGTCTCGGAAATCGCTAAGGCTGTCAAAACACTTAACGATCAGATAGCCGGCGGATATAGTGTATTAGGAGAAGTAGACCATCCACAGGATCTAAAGATTAACCTCGATAGGGTTAGCCATATGATTACAGAAATGTGGATGGAAGGTTCTAATGGGATTGGCAAATTAAAAATTATGCCAACCCCTATGGGACAGTTAGTGAAAACACTAGTTGAATCAGGTGTTAAGCTAGGAGTTAGCAGCCGAGGTAGTGGGGAAGTTTCAGAAAACGGTACAGGTCAAGTTAGCAATTTCGAGATCATTACTGTTGATGTTGTTGCCCAACCTTCGGCTCCTGGCGCCTATCCTACACCGATTTATGAACATCTCATGAATACAAGAGGTGGTAACAAGGCATTTAATTTAGCACAGCAAGTAAGGCAAGACCCAAAGGCACAGAAATTTTTAAAAGATCAACTCGTAAATATTATACGAGGGCTCCAATAAAGTAGGAGATGCACATGTTGGAAGTATTAAAACAGCTATTTGAGAACAATGTGGTTTCCGAAGACATTAAGACGGAGATCGAAGAGTCTTGGAATAAGAGAATCCAAGAAAATCGCGACCATGTTACCGCAGAACTACGTGAAGAATTTGCACGTAAGTTTGAGCACGAGAAGTCAGTAATGGTAGAATCACTTGATAGAATGCTTTCAGAGCGTCTACAGAGTGAGATTTCAGAATTTATTGATGACCGCAAGCAGCTTGTAGAAGCTAAGGCTCAATACGCAAAGAAGATGAAGAAAGACGCTAAGGTTATGAAGGAATTTGTTTTCCGTAACCTAAACAATGAACTTTCTGAGCTTCACGAAGATCACAAGAGAATGTCAGACAATTTCTCAAAGCTAGAAGAGTTTGTTGTAACTCAGTTAGCTAGAGAGATCTCAGAATTCCATATAGACAAGAAGGACGTAGTTGAAACTAAGGTTGCTCTAGTTAGAGAAGCCAAGGCACAACTAGACGCAGTGAAGTCAAACTTCATTAAGCGTTCAGCTAAGATGGTTGAAGAGACAGTTGTAAAGACTCTTAAGACAGAGATGCACCAGCTGAGAGAAGACATTAGTTCTGCGAGAGAAAACGATTTTGGTCGTCGCCTCTTTGAAGCGTTTGCTTCGGAATATACACACAGTTACCTCAACGAAAAGAGCGAAGTTAAAAAAGTCTTATCTGTATTACAGCAGAAAGAAACTCAATTAGCTGAAGCTTATGATTATATCAAGAAATCAACAAAGATTGTTGAAAGTAAGGAACAAGAAATTGCACGTATGCGTGATCTCGGCCAGCGCAAGGAAATCATTAGTGAGCTCCTAGCACCTTTAGGAAGAGATAAGAAGGAAGTTATGGGTTCACTCTTAGAAAGTGTACAAACATCAAAGCTTCGTTCGGCATTCGACAAGTATCTACCATCAGTATTGAATGAAGGTACAGCAACAACTAAAAAGGCATTAACAGAGTCAAAGGCAGTTACAGGCAACAAACCCAATGAACAATCAGATGCTGCTACCAGCAACATCATTGAAATCCGTAGACTAGCGGGAATAAGATAAGGAGTTATAAAAAAATGTCAACACTATTAGAAGGCCGCTGGCACGAAACCAAGGAAGCCCTTTTAGAAGGTCTTAATGGTACACGTAGGTCAGTAATGGGCGTAACACTCGAGAATACACGTAAGTATCTCGCAGAAAGCGCAACAGCTGGTGCAACATCTGCCGGTAACGTTGCTACTCTTAACAGAGTAATTCTTCCAGTAATTCGTCGTGTTATGCCGACAGTTATTGCAAACGAACTAGTTGGCGTTCAGCCAATGAC